GTCAATAGTTTTGATGAAGTGAAGCCTTATGTGGAAAGACTTGAAAAGGACAATCCTGGTGTTATGAAACACATATTCGACAAGAATTTCGGGAATAAAGTTGGCGGCGACAAAGCAAATGTGAATGAGGCTTGGACTAAGCACGAAATTACAAGCATAGAAAAAAGTAAAGGTGGTGTTGATTTACGAGCATCGGTTTCTCAATTAAAAGACGTTTTGGGAGAACCTCATTCATATCAATCAGATACTCAATTTATTCAATGGACATTGAAAGACGATAAAGGTTGTTTTCAAATTGCTTTGAAAGGTAATCCGAGTAACGCTGTGTTATTTAAACATAATGACGTAGTCGCTAATTGGAAAGTGTTGTCTTCAGTGAGCCGAGAACACGCTGAAGCAATAGCCAAAGTCATAAAAGACAGTGTGTTTGATGAAAGAGACGGGAAAATGAGCGGTGGACAGTCTTTGGTGAATGAAGAATTAGACGAAGCCGAAATAGATTATTATAATGATCACGTGGGTTTTGTAGTTCCAATTTCCAAAAAATACGATGTTTATTTGAGTGTACGGTTGAATTATAGAAAAGATCATAAAACAGACGTATCGGCTATAGGTTTTGACAACACGGGGAAAAATATTCATTCCCCGGTAAAACGCTTTAGGGAACAGAAACTCATAGCCACATTGAAACGAACCGATTATTACAACGATGCCGTAGTCAAAGCCACCGAATACGCAAAAGCCAACAGAGAGGCTCTTTTGAAGGAATGGTTCAAAGGCAATGTTCCGCAGGACATTGACGAGGAAATTGCCACCAGCAACCTAACCAGCACAGGCTTGCAGGCTGCAACCGAACCAGGATTGCCATTGTTCTTCTTCTGCCGTGCTGAAATGGGGAAAAAGAAAAAAGATGGCTATTTGGACGAAAATAAGTAAATTTCTAGCTTGAAAATCAGTTATTCTTATTATATTAATATATATGATAAGAGCAACCGAGCAATTCGTGAATGAGTGGATAAACCGCTACGAAACCTTGCTGAAAGAGCAAGGCTCTGTCGGGGATGTTAACGCCGTAATGGAAATAATAGAAATATTGAACGACGCTCATAATACTGAAGATGAGCATTCGCTTGATTGCTTCGCCAATGATGTCATATATAACAAATACAAAGATAGATTATCTCTAAATAACTCTATGGGATTTATATTGGACTTGTTTTTCGCATATGACAAAAAGGTTTTGGAATATTGTTTCGGAGCCAATAAAGATTTTAGCGATGAGGTTAAAAATGACAAATGATCTTGCTATATTGCAGAATATAGTTAATTTGGCTAACCAATTTACCGAAACGTTGAAAGATTTATCCGATTTATTGACAAAAAACAATGAATCTTGGGAATGGAACGATTCGTGGACAATCGATAACGCCGATTCAGTGAAAGAAAAATACAATGCTTTGATAAAAGCAAACTCGGATATTGCCGAAGCAGTTAAGATGTATGGAGCTGAAGAAACCAGTGACGATTTGATAAGCGAATTGAAAAGACGTTGCGGTGTTTGCCATATGTTTGTCTTGAATTTATCAAATTCTTTGTCAACGGACAATAAAGACAATAAAAAAGTTATGGAAGGGATTCGTTTCAATTATGACGAATTTGTAGATAATATTGCCTTGGTAATTAACAAACTCAAATCCAAAGGAATGACCGTTTCATTCGAAATCCCGAAAAAGATAACTCCTCCAAAAAAGAAAAGCCTAACCAACTTCATTAGAGAATCCGCAGCGCTGGGCGGAGCCAACATTTACGGCGATATTGGCTCATTCTGCGTTACTCAGCCTGCCCTTGACGAATTTTTCAATATAGGGGAAAAATTGGAGTTTTGGCACGTTTGCTCCCCGGCCAAGGTGAAAGACCTGCATGACAATGAAGGAGGAACTGCCAACGGCTATCTGTTCGTGGATTTTATGCAGAAGTATATGAACGAGGCTTCCGGGGAAATGGCTGTGGTCAAATGCACGGGAAACATTGTCAAGGACAAAATGTTTGACGGCGTGTCCCGCAAAGTCGGTAATTATAAATTAAACAACGATGTAGTCGGATGTGTTGAATTGAATATTGTTTCATTTGACCTGGATAGGAAAAAATCTGATTTTATATGCGAAAAGTTCAACAAAAAGGATATATTGGCTGAATTCAATGAGAAATACAACGATATGCCTAAAACTGATTTTTCTGTCGCCGACATGGAATTTTTGGACAATTATTGGAACGATTCTAGTTTTAAGTCGTTTATATATTGCAAGTTCGGAAATGATTTATTGAGAGAATTGCTGGTTATGGGACATCAGACACTCATGGTTAACGCCAAAGCCATACGCAAGCAATTCACGTCAGAGCCTATCGTAGCTGAAAACTACAAAATGCTTGAGTTATACGCCACTCCAAATACAAGGCGGTGGTTTGAGAATCATTTGCCTCATTTCAAGGTGTCTTATTTATATCCGAAAGGGTTTAATCTGCTAAACAACATGATTTTGAGAGAGGCGTTGGATGTACCGCCGGAACCTCCTTATGCCGAAGTTAGGAATATTGATCAAAACCAAGAAAACGTTGAAGAAAAGAAGTCTATGATAGATTTTTTTAATGCGTTCTTGCATAAAGCCAACAACGCTCAAATTGAATTATTTAAGAAAGTTATGGAAAATCCGTCAATTGAAGCCATAAGAAGCATTTTGAATATTCCATATTTACCTCAAATGATGAGAGACGCTAAACAAAAAGAAGCCGATGAGTGGAATTCGGAAGATATTCGCGAATTTTGCAAGAAAGCTAGTCAAAAATACAAAGTTCAATTTTATCAATGCTTGCAAATGGAACAGGAAATACGAGTGAAAGAACAAAATTAATCTTTCCAAATAAGGCAGTATGTTTTATTATCACATGTCAAAGAATCGACACAGGATTTGAAATTGGATATTTCCAAGTTTTCCAATATATTTTTGCTTGTTTCATAGAATTCTTCGCAAGTTGGTCTTTTAGAAAGTGTTTTAGGCGGAACGCAGTAAGTTTTATTGTCACAGGTTATTTTATTATGACAAGTTTCATTAGCCAATTCTTCAAGCATTGACAATACAGAATTTATTTCTATGGAAGATCTTTCCGATAGATTTTTTACGGAATCATTGAATTCGTCGCAGGTCAAAGACTTTTGCTCAGGTTTACTAGCCGAGCAACCAACCAAAATCATAATTAACAATGTTAAAACAACTCTCATAACCTTTAATATAATAAAAATCCTTGGAATTCCAGCTAAAAAGTGCTAGTTTCTATCTCGGCCGTTAAAACTAGCAAACGGTAGTCTGAAGTACGAGGATTCAGATCCTCCGTCATTTGATTAATGCGCATAACCAGATAACGATCCACATTTACATAATAAATTTCAAGCGGCAACGTCTGCCACTGAAAAATCCTTCTCAAATAGCAATTTAGTCATTGAAGATGGGTTAGTATATTCTTTCACAGCACGTTCATAAGCGTCTGCTGGAACCAAAATGCGCAATGCCTCAGCCACCTTCTGCCACTCAGTCTTGGTGTTTTCATAGATTTTGAACTCGCAAATGCCCGGAACTGAAGTTTCGTCTCGCAAGGCGTTTTTTAAGTTTTCCACAAGTTCTTTTTCTTCAGACTGAGCGTTCTTGATTGTCTTGCGCACCAGGAATATTTTGGTGGCTATGTCGCTCGCCGAGACTTCCGGGGCTTTTTTAATTACGATTGGTTCTACTTTTTTCTTTGTCATAATTCAATCTCCTTTTTGGTTTGACTATTCCTTAATATAAGCGGAAAATGCAAAATTCCAGCTTAATTCTTTAAAACAAGATTTATGAAACTTACTCTAAATAAAGATATGTTGAATATACTTGATTATATTACGGAAAGCTATCTTAGCGGCAAAACGCCCATTGACGGCCTTGTAGTTACCATGAATAACGCGTTAGGCTCAACCTATGCTTACCAAGACGCTTATGGCAGGGGTGATTTGGCTGGCAAATGCTTTTTATTCACTTCAAACGAACGCAAAGGCCTTATGTTCACGTGCGGCGAAAACGTCGTCAAGAAAATAGATTATTGGGATCATATTAGAATAACGCCTAACGGTTATCCGGTCACGCCTACCAGAAGCGTAGACGTGCCGCCTGGGACAGATGCCAATACTGTTGTAGAAATAGTGAGAAAATTGGTTTCAGGCACTAACGAAGCAAATGAGAATGATGACGGATTGCCTCCCATTAAGAATGGTGAACCAGTTCAATATCAGATCACGCCGGAGGAGAATAAGAATAAAAGCATAGAAACGAAAAATTCTTCTAGACAGGTTACGCCTGAAATGTTGAAAGGTATTTTGCAAGACAAGCTTATGGGTATGCTGCAAGATGATTTTGATGGGCTGTTATTGCACGGCACGCCTGGGATTGGAAAGGCAACTACTTTGGACACAGGTGTTTTAACACCGAAAGGCTGGGTTAAAATGGGCGATATTAAGGTTTTTGACACCGTGGTAACCCCAAATGGTGAAACAGCTGTTGTAAATGGAGTGTTTCCGCAAAAGAATCTAGATGTTTGGAGAGTCACGTTTAAAGACGGCCGGTATATAGATTGCTGCGAAGACCATTTGTGGGTTGTGTATAAGAAATCACACGGTGAAGAAAAACCTTATGTTATGACCACTAAACATATTTCTGAAGAAGGTTTGAGAAGGGGGTCTGAAAGAATCATAAATGAGGGCAAAAACACATCTTTTAGATTTAAAGTCAAATGTATAACGCCTTATGATTTTTCTACAAACAATGATTTACCTATTGCTCCTTATGCTTTGGGTGTTTTAATCGGTGATGGTTGTTTGTCTTACACTGTTAATGGTAAAATAACATACGTTTCTAGCAACGAATTGGATGTAATGCAGAAATTGAACAAGGCTTTGGGAGACAATTATATAATTGAAAAATCCAAAGGTAAAAATTATACACACGTTGTTAGATTTAAGGGCGAAGGTGTTTCTCCTTTAAATAATGCTTTAAAATCTTTGAAATTAAACATTTTGGACAGTAAGAAATTTATACCTGAAGAATATCATTATACGTCAGCTAGTAACCGTTTGGATCTGCTTAAAGGGCTTATGGATACTGACGGTAGTGTGGCTACTAACGGTAGTTTTTCATATTCCACCAAGTCTAAAAAATTAGCAAAGGACGTTCAAAAACTGTGTTGGTCGTTGGGATATACTTGTTCTTTAAAAGAATATGATAGAAAAGAAAAAGGCATTGATTGTGACGTTTGCATTCAAACTAACGACATTATATTTTCATCAAATAAGCACATTGATCGTTTTAACAAGCATAAATCAACTGATAATGCTAAAAGTGTTAGAAAAGAGAATTTCAATCAAATAGTGTCCATAACCAAAACGGGCGAATGTGTAAAAATGCAATGTATAAGCGTTCTTCATGATTCGCATCAGTACGTTGTGGAAAATTACATTCCTACTCACAATACTTTCCCGGTGAAAAAGTTTCTTAAAGAGCATAATATTAAATTCCGCAAATATTCTGGCACTATAACCACTGCTGGCTTATTTATGGCGTTATGGGAAAATAGGCAAAAAAACAAATGGCTGCTTTTTGATGATATTGATAGTGTATTCAAAGATGAGGCTTCTAGAAATTTATTGAAAGCCGCTTTGGATTCGGCCAGAGATGAACGTGTTATTTCATATAAAAGCAAAACGGGTTCATTCAACGCTGAAGGAATGAGCGATGCTGAAATGGAAAAAGCTGTTAAAGACAGTGGTGGAAGAAAATATCCGGATCAGTTTCTTTATCAAGGCAAAATCATATTCATTTCAAATTTGGAAACTAGCCAAATAGAAGCAGCTATTTTATCCAGAACACAAAAAGTCAATTACTGTCTTACTACGGCTCAAATTTGGGACTTGACAGAATCAATGATGAATTCGTTTGAGATAGCCCGTAATCCACCGCCATCCGTAAGAAAATATGTGCTGGAACTTATGAAGGCTAATTGGAAACTTCAGGAAAAACCAAGCTTTAGGGTGTATATGTCTGCCTGTGCCACATTTATGAGGGTGTATAAGAATACCGGTTCTAACAGCGAAGCAACCAATATGGTGCTTTATGAAATTGGTGGCTTGTCATAGCTTGGTTTGAGCGTTTGACGTTTACAATAATATTGTGAAACATTCTACCAAATTGAGAAATGACTTGAACATGATTCTAAAAGAATACGCCGTGGCTAGTTCTTCCTGCAAAACCCTTGGTGACGCGAAAGCCGCCCGGAAATGGACAGCTTCACGCATAATTAGATTGTTTGAAGGTGAAATTTAGTAAATTCCAGCTTAAATTTACAAAATAATAATTATATTATGTATTATGGAAATAACAGAGACGTTTTTTGAAGGAACTTTGAGTTGTGGCACGTATTGCGGCAACCTTTCTGAAATGTCTTGGACCAGCGAAGTCTTGAATTCCAAGTATCCTTGTATAATTTGGATTGAAAATAGCGAAAAACAGCCTAGAACCAATAATCCCAGAATAAAATTTTGCGTTGACAAACACCAAATTACGGCTGGGGACAATCCTATGGTAGAAAGAATACCATTAATGATATGCGATGATCCATATATACCGGATTCTCATAAGCATATAAAGCATAATTGGACAGAAGAACTAGAATTGCTCAAAGAATGGGTCAAGACCTATAAAGAGCAACTTTTGCAGATAGGAGAAGGAACTTTGGATTATTTAGATTTATTCGATATAATTGAAACTTATCCGGGATTAACTACAGCTGCTGAATTAGAATTAAGAAAGCCTAAATAATGTTATGGAAACCTTTTTAGAACAAGCCAATTTCAAAGTTCAAAAGTCAAACTTACCAACTATGGTGTGGTTAAACGATAGAGGATTGGCATGTAATCATTCTAAATATTATCTCAAAATATGCCCTAAAAACAATACAGATAGCACATCTGGCATAGAAATGGCTATTTCTAATAATCCGTATTTTATGAAAACTCAACCAGATAAAAGTTTTAATCTAGAATCTTGGGAAATTGAATGTATAAAACAATGGATTAAGGACAATTTGCAAATATTGATTGATTTATGCGATCAAACCATTCGTTTTGAAGCATTAACTATTCAACCCGGATATAAGCCTCCGAAAACCAAACTCCAACTTCGGTCGTTAAAATCCGTTCAAGTCAGCCAACCATTAAATAACTCCATGAGACTACGCACCAAAAACAACACAATCCAAGAATGGATTCAAGTTCTCAACGAGGCTCCAGGAGACGAGAACCCCGACGTCCAGGCCGAAGCCCCGGCAGACACTCCACCAGCCGAAGGTGGGGACAAAGTTTGGACAGTTGGCACTGACACTGAGAAAAAGCCCGAAGGCGATGCTCCAACGGATGGCGGCGAGGCTGTTCCCGCTGACACAGGCGGTGACGTAGGTGGGTCTGTTCCAGATGGCGGTGATGGTGATATTGAGGAACCAGACGACAAGGCGGGCAATCCCGATGAAGACCCTCCTGGATCAATGGTTGCCGTGCATAAATCGCTCGAAAAACTGAAAAAGACGGCAAAAGCCTTCATAGAACGCTATGGCTCAGGGGTTTTGGACCAAAAAGGCAGTGACGAAGTGCAGAAACGGCTTGCCCAGTTGATGTACAGAGAGGAAGGCACTGACCAGAAAGCGGTCAAAGATGCCATGAAATCCGACAAGGAACTTAACGGCACGTTGGCTTCATTGGCTTCCCTGAAAGATCCAGAAGAAAAGTCAGCTTAATATTCCATTATTTTTGTTATATTAAAAATATGGTAGATATTCTAGAAGTCATGAAAACCAACATCAAAGGCGTTAACTTGCTTTCATCTATTTCAGATGCCGCTTCCGAGGTTGCGGCGGCATTTTCCAAGTTTACTTCCGAAGTAATTCCGTTGTTTGAATCGCCTCAGTCATGGAATGACAAATGGAAAGCTCCAGAAAAAGACATTAAGACAAAATACGAATATCTTGTGGATAGGATAAAAGAATTGGATATGGCTATAGAATCTTATTTTAATTTCAAGAAAAATAATCCGTATTTTGTCCCTAATAAAAAAATAATACAAAAATTGGTAGATGACATAAACATGTGCTGCCCAAATTTAAAATATATAGTTTCTACGTTAGCCGAATTAAACGGGGAAGACCCTGCTGAAATTTTAATAGGTGTTAAAAACAATTATTTTGAATTTGTCAGCAAAATCAAGCAATTGTTTGGTTTATTCAGAAAAGATGGACTAGCCATTCCTGATTGTTATGACATAGCTGGTGGCAAATTATAGATTAATATAAAAACGGGAGATTTTATGTTTGAATTGAAAGATAAAAAGTACAAGAATTTCGCGGAATGGGCAAATGACGTGAAAGGGAAGCCAGCTGAAGAATCAGCAGTTGCTCCTTTGAATCAAGAATTTCCATTGGTGAAAACCATGGAAGATATGAACAAATGGTTCCATATGGTTGAAGATGTTTTCCAACGATTTGACTTGCTATCTGGTCGTATTCTCAAAATAATAAATGAAGAAGATTATGATTTTGAGAAAAACATAAGTTTAATTCAACAAAAAATCAGTACTACTAAAGGATGGTATGAAAATAATCTTAAAAACGCTGTTCCGGTTGAATTAACTCCTAAAAACGTAATAACAGCTATAAAATTCTTTTGCACAAGCATAGATACCTTTGTTTTCAACGCCAATACCCAAGTGTTTGAAATCATAAGAACCGGGCATTGGATAGACATAGATGGGCAGAAATATAAGAGTCTTTACATGGGTTTAATGGAATTAGCCACGGCGTTCTACAATAGATGCATAACTTTGAATCAAAAACACAAATCATTAATTAGGAAAACCAAAAATGTCATGGGCGTTGTTTTGAATGATTTAGCGGCTAGTCCCGTTCAATCGGATACAGATGACAACTCATATGAATGGCTCACGCAGGAACAATTTAATCTGTCCATGAAGCCAGAAGAATTAAAACCGACTTAAAACTTATAATGAGATTATGTCCAATTATGGCTATAAAGTCCGTATCTATCCGTCAAAGGCTCAAAAGAGCCTTGTAGACAAGACTTTTGGATGCGTACGCAAGTTCTGGAATGAAGCCCTATCTGAACGAAAACGTGCGTATGAGCAACATAAAGACAACAAAACAGCTTTGAAAGCCGTGAAATATAGAACGCCAAAGCAAATACGGGACGAATTTCCGTATATGAAAGAATGTGACTCTCACGCGTTCTGCTGCGAAGAATTATATTTGAAACAGGCGTACGCCAATTTTTATTCCAAAAAGGCAGAATTCCCGAAATTTAAAAAGAAATCTATGGAAGAAAGTTATCAAACTTCCCAAATAGCGGCTATAAGATTGAATGAAAGTGAGAAAATCATAACATTGCCAAAATTAGGCTTTGTTAGATTCCGTTCCAAGCCCAGAGGAACTACTGGTAAGATAAAGAACGCCACCATTTCCAGAGATTCTTGTGGGCATTATCACTGTTCATTATTGTTTGACGTTGGTGAGGTAATCTTACCAGATAAAGTAGAAATCGAATCGGAGTCCCAGATAGCCGGATTGGATATGAGTTTTGGCAAGTTTTACGTGGATTCAAACGGTGAATCCCCGGATTATGAAAGGTTATACCGTAAAGCGGAAAAGAAGGAAAAATACTTGAAGAAACAACAATCTAGAAAGGTTAAAGGCTCTAGAAGGTATAAGAAACTTAAACTGAGTATAGCTAGATTGCATAACAAAACCAAGAATAAACGTAATGATTTTATAATCAAAGAGGCTAGAAAGGTTACAGATAAGTTTGACAAGATTGTGGTTGAAGACTTGAATATGTGCAATATGGCCCAAACTTTGCATAACGGTAAATCCAGCAATGACCTAGGTTGGGGTTCTTTTGTTAATAAATTGGAGTATTATTGTGAACTGAATGGTAAAATTTTTGTTAAAGCGGATAAATGGTTTCCCAGCAGCAAGACCTGTTCCTATTGCGGACAGATTAAACAGGATTTAAAATTGTCAGATAGGATATACAAATGCGAATGTGGTCTCATAATGGACAGGGATCATAATGCGGCGATTAACTTAAAGAAGATAGGGTTGGAGGACAATCCTTTAATGCTCGTTGAGCCACCGGATTACCGGAGCGTTGACGCGAGTAATATGTATGAGATTGCCGTGTAAAATGGTGGTTTGTATTGTTCCTAAATAAGGGAGTGAAAGAACTTCCCAATCTGAAAGACCTGATAGAAGGCAATTCCGTGAAATCCGTGCAGGACAACATGAGAAAGCCTCCTATCCGTTCAGCGATAAAAGAATTTGTCGGGGAAGTGGTGGACAACAAAGGACCAGACCTGCTGGGCAAATGCAGAATAAGAGTAGCCGCCGTATATCCTCCCGAAATACCAGACGACAAACTCCCTTGGGCCGTTCCGAAACAGCCATACGCAGGCTCCAAAACAGGCGGTTTCGTAGTTCCCACCATAGGAACCAAAGTGATAGTGGAATTTGAGAATGATGACATTTACAATCCCAAATACTCATTCAAGGCCCCGGACGCCAATTCCACGAGCATTGCTGGTAAAAATGATGACTATCCAGACACCGAAATATGGAATGAAACCGATGACGGCACTTATGTTAAATACAACAGGAAGACTAAACTGTTCATTCTTCGTCACCATACAGGCATAATGATTGGCATAGACAACAAAGGCAACATCAAGATAGACACAGTGGCCGGGGACGAAGGAAGCATTGAAATGAACTTGGAAGGCAACCTGGACATTCATTCAAAAGCCAATATCAACTTGGTTGCCGATAGCCACGTGTTCATAGAAGGATCTACTGTGTGCCTTAATTCAAAGGCGATGGTTGATGTCCACGGCCCTGGATTGGTCGTGGAAAAGAATCTGCACGTGGCAGGGCAGTTGGACGGCATACATACTCACGTAGGCAACGCTGGTGTTCCTACAGGGCCTCCTATTGCTCCTGTGGTAATTACGCCTGAATAATCATAAAAAGCGGAGCAATTTTTGAAAATCCGCGCTTCCATAATGCATCCTACGAAGGAATTTCTTGAAAAGGCTATTCCTGCTCAGAATGTAATGGTGTTTTTTGACGAGCAAATGGAGCCAGGCAAAGTCACCAAGCGTGTCGCTATTATATTGGATTCACAAAACAAGGCTCTCATAATTGACAGTTTGACCGAAATAGGAGTTGTGGACGTTGCCAATAGGCAAGATGGCTATGGAAACACTATGTGGTACCCGTGCCAAGAAAATGTCGGACTGCTTAGGAAACTTAGCGTAGAGAAACTGATTGAAAACAATGTTATTGCCGATTCGACCGCCAAAGGAGTTGTTAGTAAGATCTGTCAATCTGAAAAAGACAAGAGCAACGTGGCGATAACCGTTTTGGAAATATTCACTATTGCCAAGAATTATATAGAACGCTACCCTGTAGCCAATGGGGGTGCGTGATGGCTGTTAGCAGAAGCGGGATAGACAACGCCAAGGTGCAGGAAATGATAGAGCAGAAGTTCGCCAGCGGCCCCGTGGACGAGTCCGGGAACAAAATGTCCAAGTCGGCTGTGCAAGCCGAATTCGCTAGGACATTGCTGAAAGCGGGTAAAAAGCGTGAAGAAATTGATTTCTTGGTTTATGGCATTGATAATAGTTAGTGTTACTAATCACCGACAAATTTATAATAAATAAAACTGGAGGTTTTATGAGTTCATTGCAAGTAAATGTGGAATATCACAACGAGGATCAACAAAAGGGCGAAGACGGCCAGATTAGCCTAGCTTTTGTAATAAAAGGCGTAAACAATGAAAAAAGAATGGAAATGGCTGAATTCATAAGGGAATCAGTCAATAACAATTTTAAAATAATAGCCAAGTATGTTTCCAATACGGAATTCTTTCCAACAACTCCGATCAAATAATATATCGATTTAACCTAGTGTAATGGAACATGAATGGTGAATTGAGGCTCGTTCCAAGACACCTTTTCTCCGTTTTCGTCATATACGTAACGGTTGGCTCCGTTTTGTACGAATACTTTGTTATCCTCGCAGGCTACCAAAGTACCGTCCTTTTGCCATAATTTTCTGTCGCCATCATAGGCACATACGAATATACCTTCCTGTTTTGCTGTTATAGCCACATAGCCTCCGTGGTTAGTTATTTGGACTAAGATAGCTAATTAAAAGGACATCGTGAATAGATTTATGCGTTTTACATCGAAAACGTGACGGATATAGCCTCTACCAAGTTTGTTGAACGTGGCTAAGGCGTTCGTTAATGACAAATATATTTCTTCCACGAAGTTTTGTTTTTTAAGCATAATCATCTATGGGATCAATTGAAATCTCTCCAAAATCATCTACTAGTTTAGCTTTAGTTTCAAACGTTCCGTTTGACCTCATTTCTCTAATTTCATCTTCGTTTTCGGCTTCTATTTCATAGCATAAAACCGTAGTATCAATAATTCTGTATTTCATAGAAACCTCCAGCCAACGCTATTTGGATCTTCGCCTTCTTCCAAAAAGGAATTTTTAATAAACTCCTTGATAAAATCTTCCTCGGCTTTCCGAGTGCGCTCAATTTCGCCCTTTTCTTCCACTTTGCCTTCAAAGTCGGTTATCACTATTTGGTCTTTTTCACCAAATGTTTCGTAAATAGTGGCTATGTATAGAACAGTCTGAAGTTTTCCGTCCAATTCGTATAGCGCTACAAACTCTTTACCACCGGTTGTGATCAATGTTGGCTCTTTTTTCATACTCAATTCTCCTTTTTTGGTTTAACTTACTGTTAATATAAGCGGAATAAGGAAAATTCCAGCTGAAAAATCTAAATAATAATATGAAAAAACGAGATTCGCTAACTATGAAAGCTTTTAAAGCCCTTAAACGGGGTGGTAAAAAGGCTATGCGTGACGTTTTGAGAATACATGGCGGCGGAAATATATCTATTAGCAACGTTAAATGGCAATGCTGCAAAGGTGATTGGTGATGACCCCGAATGATTTATACAAAACAAACCCGAATTCCGAGAAATGGTCTCTCTTGACTATGGCTTGCGGCAATGAGGTTGACACAGTGGAAATAGGCAAATACTATTTCGTGACTTATGCAAATGCTGGCGTGGATGACAATTATCCGTTGATATTCCCGTATTCTATGAACAAGGACACGATATTGGCTGTTAATCTGCACGTGGTGCCGATGAATCAATATGAGAAGATAAAAAGATTCGCTGGCATTTTCAATGCTTTGTTCGACAAGAAAAGCACTGACAGGGAAACTTTGGTTAAATCCGTGGCAAATCAAACCAAGAACTGCACCAGAAGATACTTCCCAAGGCTTTTCAAGAAAATTGTCCATATTTCGGATATTGACAAAGCGTATGCTCTTTGGCTTAATTTGGCTGAACCATAATTTTTAGCTGGAATTCTTATTATTTCGCTTATATTGGTTAATAGTCAAACCAAATAGGAGTATAATATGCGGATCAAGTCAACAAGGTCATCCAGAAAGCCTGACGTTAAGGATTTTTTGCCTGAAATTGACGGCTTGGAATATGTTCAAATGAATGGAAACGAGCATTCGTTTGAAGCCAAACTCTCAGGCGACACTGTTTTCAGGGTGCATAAGGTAGGGGATAATCTAGATGTCATTATGGCCAGCGAATTTCCCTATTACAAAAACGTGTATAGTAGAACTGGTAGAAGATGTAGCATAAATGGCGACAAATACGACGCTAAGGCTTTTATGCTAAAATATATAGAGGAAGTCAGGGAATGGCGTTTGGCTTCTGACAAAGCCGTTAGCACTCAGGCAGTTGTGCAGGAAATTTCCGACATTTACAAATACGCTCACCGTTCAAATAACCCAACAGAAAAAGCATTGAACGAATTATCAAACGGCAATCCTGTGGTTGAGATTGTATATGATGGTCACAAAGGCAAATTTAGAGCACAGGCTACTTGGCGTGGCCAAACGCTCTGGTGCGTATTCCCAAGCAAATTAAGGGCTGAAGGGGCTGTTTACGTGGTGGATGGATTGGTGGAAAGGAATGGTTGCTGGCACGTGGTTGGAAATATAAAGCCGCTGGTAGGTTCGTAGCCTAAATAAACCTATGAGCAAAAGAATTTCATTGTTAGAGAAAACCAACAGGCCTGAAGGCCTTGATTTGGTAGAGTGTTCCTTGGAAACCGTTGAAAATGGCGAAGGGTTGGATGGGAAACTGGAAGAAGATAGAAAAACAGGTGACAATGCTTATCAGACAGCGTTGTTTATAGTGGACGACTTGTTTAAAAAAGGCCAAATTGATAAATCTGAAATGGAATTCCTTGTGAAGGTTTTGACCAATGGCCATGCTAGCAAAAACATAAACGAAACACTGCAAAACAGAACCTGGCGGCAGGTCGCTTCCAAAAAAGAAGCCAAATGGAACGAGGATTTGAATGAAGGGACAGATCCATACAAAGCGGCGTTGCTAAAATTGAGACAATCTAAAAATGAATGGGTTTACAATATGAGTGAATGCTTGCGTGAATTTGAGAAAAATGACGTATTTTTAAGAGACGTTAAAGAAACCATAGAGGAATGTCAAGAAGCCTGCGAAGCGGGTTTGAAAGAATGGGCTAAGGCTATAAACGAAAGTATACGTGACGATTATGATCATGACAACGCCGAAATAGCCTATTCAGACTTTGTGGACAAAGAGTTCTACGACGACCAGGACATTGCCAGGCTGGATGCCCTGCAAACACAGAAATATGAGAAAGATTTGGCTTCAAGAAAGGCTCTCATTGATAAAATAGGCAAACTTTGTTTCTTGCTGAAATACAACAGCGATTTCAAAAGAAATTACAAAAAATTATCCAGGGATGACCGTAAAACTGTCAAATATTTAGTGGATGACGTGGCCCCGGAAGTCCGCAAAATGTGGAGCGAGGAAGTCATGAGTGACGAAGCGAAGGATAGCGCTGAGACCGTGTTTGGCAGATTTGTCAAGAAATGCGGGAAGAAATTAGACGATTTAGGTAACGTTTTACAAACCGTGATTTACGGCCTGGGATTTGATAATTAAGGCCATTTCGTTTTATTTTTAATCGAGGTTTCTCTATCCTGTTCGATTTTTTTGGTAAGTTCCAAAAATTTGTTAGTATTGGGTTTGACGGCTAACGCCATCAAATCTTCCTTATATCTTGTGACGAAATCCTGAAGCGTTTTGATTTCCTGCGAAGATAATGTGCATTCATTGCGTTTGTCCACCAACTCAGAATTGTGAATTTTTATAGATAATGATGAATTAGGTCTAATATTTACTTTGTTTCCTTTATCGTTTTGAAATTTAATTCTAGGCCCGTGTTTAGACAGTTTCCATTTGCCAACATCATCTATCCAAATGTTAACAGGTAAACCGGTGAAATCTGTTTGAAGATTGCTCATTTCCAGCAATTCCATGTCATATTTGAGAGATAATCTTTTTGGCATATTGATAATATAATAAATATTTTGGAAATTTAAGCTTAAATTTAACATATCTTTATTATATTATAGATATATGGATTTAAACAATATGACAAAAGAGCAATTGGCTGACGAGTTTTTAAAACACGTTAGGGCGGTTGCCGATACGTTCGAGGAATTGGGAGAAATCCTTCATCCATTGGAAAACGTGCTTAATGGTTGGCAAGGAACAGGTGAGTATCTTACGGAAAGCGACCTTAAAAGCGTTTCTGAGAAATTAACCATAATTAGAAAGCATATTTCAGTGATGTATAAAATTAATCAGAAATATGAAGAACCTAGAAAAACACAAATTGTCAATAGAAAAGGTGTTGAAAACGTAATAACCAAAGAGGATTTATTGTCTCAAATAGTCAATAACGAGGTCAAAGAAGAAGGCTGGTTCTATAATTATCAAGGAGAATTACCCACAGAATTCAAGCAAACTCAGGAAGCGTACAAAGTTTTCATAATTCAGGTGGATTGTTTTTACAAAGCCGTGGAAAAAGACGGGTTTGAACATCCGCCCATTGTAGATTTAACCAAGGAGAAAAATGAGTGAAACAAATGACATAGAAGAAATGTATGTAGTGCTATCCAGGGCGTTGCATACGTTTAATAATCTGGGTATGAGAGCGTTGATGGAATCTTTCTCGCCTAACGGCATTTTATTTGAAAATGGCAAAACTGCTGCCCAAATGTTTGCTGAAATAGATGAAGACATAGAACTAATGGAAACTTTGATTAAGGCTACCAAAGCAAAGCATCCTATAGTGGCTGACAATTTGTCGGCTGATTATGTGAAACAGATAGATGCCCGTGTATTTGAGGCTAACAATAATATACAAATGCTTATAAAAAGAAATAAATGGATAGACGAGGATGGTCAAACCTATAAAAGAAAATATGCACAACTTATGGATTTGGTTAAATCGTTCTATAATTTGTTAGTTTCGGGTTTCGGAGCGGAAACGGAAAAAATTATTCCTAAAACAACTAACGTCTTAGGTGTTCTTTTATATCCTAAAGCCAAAGCCGCAACAAAAACGGAAGGAACCATTTTAACCCCTGAGCAATGGCATAAAGGATTTATGCCGCTAAATCCTACAACCTCTGAAAAGATAGGAAACGTGCTTAACGAAATGATCATTGACAAACCAAACAAGGAGGAAACATGAAATTCACTGCCCATTATGAAAGCGAAATAAAGAAATTCAAAGTCAGCCGAAGCTTTGACATACAAGCCAAAGACTGGACGTCCGCTGAAAAGAAAGCAGAAAAATATACGCCTAGCGGATTCAGGCTCTATAAGCTAGAAACGCTTTGCGGGCCTGAAAAAACCACTATCGGAAACAAAAAACAGGTTAAAAGGTCTAAAAATGCCAAAGATAAACATTTTTTGTGTTTATCTTGTTGATTATTTGACTTGCTTTCTAATTTCTTTCAAAGCTTTCAGCATATCGGTCGAAGTTCCGTTGAAGAAGTTGTTCTGCACATTGGTGACACCGGCGCTCTCATCAGCCCTTTTCTTGGAATTCTTCAATTTACGGTCAGTAGCCTCAATATCGGCCAATTTGCCGATAACATTGGCCATAGATTCCATGCCTTTGAGATAGACCTCGTATGCTCTTGGAGGGCTGCCTATTTTAATATCGGCATCCAGTTTCTCAAGAACGCTGCCGCCTTTCATGATTATTTCTTTAAGTTCATTGACTACATAATCTTTATTGTCTATTCCGCCATCGGTTGCCACTACGGTTTCGGCCATATCTACGATTTCGGTAGATTCCAATTCTGGAAGCGTAGTTGGTGCTATGCCAAATTCATTGTCCAAAGTTTTGAACGGTTGCTGATCCATAGTATTATATAGTAAATTTGACAAGAATTGGTCACTTCAACTTTTGCGTAAAGTTTGAAAAATATTAAAATTTTTTAGCTAGGATTTTGCATATTCCGTTTATATTATAGCTGAGGTCAAACCAAACAATGAGGACACTATGGATATAGCATTGAGATACGCTATACATGAGAGATACAACAAGCTGATGTGGAAGTGCATCCACGAAGCCGGATTGTCCAAGGACAAATCGGCTGAAGCCGTAGGCTACTTAGCCGTGGAAGCTGCCGCCAAGAAATTGGACTTCTCCAAAAACGATGGAGAAATGTTCGTTTTTATGAGAAGAACCATTGAAGGGTATCTGAAAAACTACAAATACAAAGAATACATAGCAAAAGGATTTACCGGGAATCATATACAACAACCAATAATTATGATATCTGGGGATAGTATTGTGAGTACCAAGGGTGGTGGCGAAAGCCAAGAAACCGTATTCTCCATAATAGAAGACGTGCCATTTCTTGAATCTGAAGAAAATGACAGGCTATACGAAAAAATAAAGGAGATTATATTTCGTTTAAAGGACGAAGTGCTTAAAAAATGGATAATCTTGGCTATAAAACATAAATACAATAAATCGGCCATCGCCAAAGACTGGTATTCCATAGGCGAAATACCGAAAAGCGCTATAGAGCGGCACGGCGGCGCGGAGGCTGCTATGAAAGCGGGGGTGTCGGATCAATATTTGAGGGATTTGATGATGAAAAAACAACGGCTTTGCAATAGAATATTCGCCGAGGTGCTTTAGTCAAAAAATTATTATATTATGACATATCTTAAAAATGAGGATTCCGTATGGACAAAGAAACTCAAGAGGCTTACGACTACTTGAAAAAATTGGCAATTGACGGCATTAAAACTTTCAATTGCCCCGACAAAAAAGAAAAAGGGGAGGGGAAACGACCTAGCAACGCCTATATGAAAAAAATAGGCGAACGCGTATTGGTGGAAGTATTAAGAATGGAAATGGCCGAAAAGAAGCAAGATAGCCGCAGGGCAAAGATTGCTGAAACTAAAAAACCTAAGACAACAAAATTTCCTCGCCTTCCTTCAAAGGAACTGCGTTAAGCGTAGTCCCGTGCCTGTCCCTATTCTCGGACACAACCTGGATTCTTTCCTTGCTGCCCACATCCACCTTTTCGTAAAGGCCATCGCCTAGATGAACCAACGTCTCGTTTTCCATAATAACTCCTTGTTTATGCTATTGTAAGTTTTACCTGCCGATATTGGGCTGAATTCCCATTATGTTGTCATAAGGCGTGGCATAACTAGCCCCGACATACATTATTCTTCCAGCGCACGGAGCAGTCAATATCTCGCTGACTGTGCCGTCGTCAATGGAAATAATTTTTCCAAGTTCTTCCCCGTAAGATACCTTTTGGCCCAAACCGGTGTCTTTGAGCCTCCAATGAACAACACCTTCGGTTCTGGGAACAACTGCTTGTATTAATTTGTCGGCTGTGAGTTTGCGGCATTCCTTGTCCCCGTAGGCATTTTTGCAGAATTCCTTCCAATTTGAAAGTATTTTAACGAAAATAGCCAATGACCTGGCCACCGATTCCTCATTGACGTGCTCCATGCCCATCATTTCCCAGGTGAAGCCCATTTGACATTCCCTAGTAGCGTGCATTTTTAGGGTGTCAGGGCTTCCTTCACGCACCCCAAATGGTATTCCCTGCTTTTCAAGCCATTCGTAGGATATGTTCTGGCCATTGTTGCAAAGAAAAAACTCCGTTGATTTCCATGAGCAATGCAAGTCAAACAGCACGTCAAAATTCTTCACAACTTCTGATAATTCGGTTCTGGCCGATTCATATAGCCAGCCACGGTTCATGTCGGCCCCGTCCACGCCCGTAGATTCCCTATGTTTGGCCCTTATAGCGGAAGGATTGCAGTAATTGGCGAAAGTGGCGTTTATGGGCCACTTTTCCCTAATGAACAATTCTTCCAATTTGGTAAGGAGGAACATGGAACCTATCTCGTCGCCATGTATCCCAGCCGATATTAACACGGAAGGAAGTAAATGCTCTGGGTCATTATGGTGGTTATTCAGCAGCATTTTTATCGTTCCATACTATTGCCCAATTCTCGTTTTTGAATATTTTATAGCCCAACGGAAGCAATACCTTGGTTAATTCTGCGGTTACAAATGAGTGATCAATGCTTGTTGCTTCGGGATAAGCTGTTCGGATTAAATCCGTGGAAACGAAACAGGAAGCCTGACCTTGCGAGGCGGCGTTGTTTATAAGGCCTTCTACATGGTTTTGAATGAAAGCAAGCACCGCCTTATGGCTGTCTTCCAAAGCTCGTTGCCTGGCAGCCTCAATATCGGCTTTTGCTTGAATGGTTGTTTTTGTAGCCTGTTCTGCTGTTAACATAATGTCCTCTTTGTTATTTAATGTAAATAGGACCCTGGAAGCTAGAAATTCGCCTTTGACTAAAATTGGAATCTATCGCTTATTGACCATTCAAAATGTTAGTAAGTGTCGTAGAAATCACTCACTGACTGAACTCTAGTGACCCAAAGCAAATGGTTGTTCCTAGAAATGTCTCTGTATTCGTTCCATTTGTTTAAACATTTAATAGCACGTTTGGCTATATTTGAGTATTTTTCCATTTCTCCAATCATCAGTTCGGAAATCAATAATCCAATGACGTGGCCATCTTTAATAATTCCCAAGGATTCTATGCCATATGTGGCTAAACATGATAAAGACACTTATCAATTGACGGATAATGATAAAGATGTTTCTAAAATGATTAAATTCGCTCAATATTATAAGAAAGATTTTTGTTAGTTTGGGATGGTGAAAAGTCAGCTAAATGGTTTAAATCTATCATAGATGAACATAAAAGAAATTCAAAAGGTTTTTATGGCAACGAAACGGCACAGATATATACTCTATATTTCACAATAGACAATGTTTATGGTCACAACAAAACCACAACTGTTAATATCACAGCTAGGAATTTTGATGAAATAAAAGCAGAAACCGAGAAAAAGATTGCTGAAATCAATACGGAATCTTTTCAAAAAGACAATAAATTGAAAAGTGTGGAAGTCAAATTAGGCGTTAATGGTCTTTACGTTGTCAAACCAAATTGGATTCCATTGACTGACGGGAACAAAAGACCAGACTGGAATACAAAAACTTGGAACAAAATCGGTTGATTAGCTTAAAATAAAACTTTAAAATTTATATTAGCAAAGATGCTTGAAATCCGTTCAATTCGCTTCAAAAATTTTCTATCCTATGGGGAATCTCCGCAAGGCTATGATTTTTCAAAAGGTTTAACCTCAATTTCAGCCCCTTCTGGACACGGCAAATCGGTTCTGTTGGAAGCCTTGGCTTATGCGTTATATGGCCAGCCATACCGAGATATAAAACTGGAAGACCTCATAAACCGTACAAATAAGGGCAATATGCAGGTTGTTTGTGAATTCAAGACACACGGACACGATTACAAAGTGACCAGAGGCAAGAAACCGGACGCTTTCACCATAGAAAAAGATGGCAAAAAAATGGACAAAGCCAGTTCTAGTTCATTGACACAAGAAACCCTGAACAAAATCATAGGCATAGATTTTGACATGTTCAGACGTGTTCTGTGCATTTCAACGGTTAATAATTCCCCATTCCTTGATTCCTCCAAAGAGACCAAGCGCAAGGCAAAAGACCAATTATTCTCATTGGAAGCCCTTGGCCAAATGCTCAAGAAAGCCAAAGAGGAAGCCACCCAGATTAACACAGCCGTTGCTGTAACTGACAATGCGTTGAATTTGGCTGAAAATGAGCATAGAAAGGCTCTGGCCGCCTTAGAGGAACATAAAAATAAGTTATCTACGTTTGAAAAAGAAAAAGAGGCTGAAATAAAGAAAATAGAAGCTGAAATTTCTGGCATAAAAAAACTTAATAAAGAAGATGAGGCTAAGTTGGCTGATGCCGAAACCAAAAAACAGAAAGTTGAAAAAAAATTAGCCACTATTAAAATTGACGAAATCCGTGAAAAAGAGACTAAACTCAAAGCTGAAGAAATAACACTTGGCAAGGAATTGAATAAGTTGCAAAATCGGCTAAAAAAAGGCGTTGGCATATGTGACACCTGCGGACAAGAAATTACAGCTGACAGGGTAGAACAGACCGCCAAGGAAATGCAGGAATTGTCGGCCAAGCTAGTTGAAATAAAATCTGAACAGGAAAAAGTGCTTGAACGGAAAGAACACTATAATGAAGGAAAGGAATTGCTAGACCGTTTAACTACGGAAATAATGAGATGGAGACACGCTATTGAAGGCAACAGCGTTGAAATTTCTGGTAGGATAGAATTAATCAGGAAAGAAAAAGCAAGAGAATACCCAGACAGCGATTCAGCCGCCAAGCGGCTGTCCGAGGCGGAATCCTCTCTGAAACACGCCAAAACGGACTTGGAAGCGGCAAAGAAAAAGAAAGCAATCAACAAGGAAGTTCAAGCAGTTTTAGGTGATGATGGTGTTCGGAAAGTGATTATATCCACGATGCTTCCCATGTTCAATAACCTGGTGGCTTTGAATTGCCAGCGGTTCGGCTTGCCTATGAGCGTGGAATTTGACGAAAGATTCGAGGAAACCGTCACGGAAAGAAATGTGGAATACCCCTACAAGGGTTGCTCCGAAGGAGAGAAGGCAAGGCTTAACTTGGCTATACAGATGTCAATGCTTGAAATCTCACGGGCTATTTCG